GCAGGTTGAAAAGGCCTGTGGTATTTTTATACTTATTTTTAGGGAGGTGTGAAAGGTGACAATTCCAAAGAAAGTAAGAGTATTGTTCAAAGAATATACAATAGAAGAACAGATAAACTTACATGACGAAGAGGGAGAACTGTATGGTCAGATTGACTTTCTTCCGGAAAAAATTCTTTTGAATGCAGAGGCATCGGAGGAAGCGAAAAAAGCAACACTTATACATGAAATTGTACATGCGTTAGATGAAATGTATAAAATTGGACTAGAGGAAGAACAGGTAGAAAAACTAGGAAATGCACTGTATATGTTATACAGAGATAACAAGGAACTGTTCAGTACTTGTGAAAGAGGTGATGCCGATTGATTGCAGTAAAAGTAACAGATACAGAAATTACAGTAGATGGTCATGCGGGGTATGCTGAGAAAGGAAAGGATATCATTTGTGCATCTGTATCAGTACTTGTTTGGAACTTGATTAGAAGCATACAGGCTCTGACATCAGATAAAATTGAGTACAGTGTATTAGATGGCCATGTAAATGTAAAATATGAGAATTTATCAGGCAGAGGGAAATTGCTGGTAGATTCTTTTTTTATTGGCATAAGTGAGATTGAAGAGTCTTATGGAAGCCAGTATGTAAGTATTTCATAAATAGACCAGAATGTGCGGGATGTCTTTAAACTCTGCATGAGAATAAGTCGGCGGACGTTAAACGGGAGGTAGCATATGCCTAAATTTATGAATATGAGAAACATGTATTTTTCAAAGTTAGATCTGCAGCTTTTCGCTGGAGATGATGATGCCGGAGACGATTCCGGGGATGGTGACGACCAGGACGATGATTCGGGAGACGATGATGCGGACGGAGACGGGGAGGATGAGCCAAAGTATACACAGGCTGATCTTGATAAGGCGGTAGCACGTACAATCGCAAAAGAGCGCGCTAAAGCGGAACGTGCAGCTAAGAGAAAAGAGCAGAAAAACAAGGATAAAGGTTCAGACGGAGCAGACGAAAACGAAGATGTTAAGGCGAGAAAAGAAGCTGAAGCAAAGGCGAGTAGTTTGGAAGTTAAATGCGCATGCTTTGAAGCTGGTGTATCGAAAGACGCAGTTGACGATGTGACTGCATTGGCTAGAGCGTATATGGCAGCGGATGAAGACCTTGATCTCGAAGATGCGATTGAAAAAGTAGTGAAGAAATACCCTCAGTTCAAAAAGGGTTCTGCGGACCCGTACGAGGATGAGGACGAAACAAAAGGAAAATCGTGGGGA